GAGAGGTTGGCGTAGGGGGGGTCGTAGCCGATGTCGGCGATGTTGGAAGATCGATCGACGTGGACGCGGGGGATGGAGGCGGGGTGGGGGTGGATCATCGGGCATCCTCGAATTTGCGGAGGGGTTCGTTCATGTTTCCTTTTTGGCGAGGATCTGGTCGGCGGGGGCGATATAGTGGAGGACGCCGTTCAGTTCGATGGGCTGGAAGGTGAGCTGGCGGTAGATCCAGACGGTATCGCCCACCTGGAGGTCGAGGATGTCGCCGGACTTGGCGGTATTGACCTTGGGGCCGAGGGCGACGACCAGGCAGGGGCGGGCGGTGGTCTGCATGCGGTTTTGGGGCATGACGATGCCGCCGATGATCAGGTCCTCGTCAAAGCGGCGGAGGAGGACTTTGGAGCCTTCCGGGACAAAGCCGGAGGCGGTGGGGTTCAGGGTTCTGGCGAATGTGGTCATGGTAACGAGTTTGGTGTGACGTGCGGTTCGGGGGCGAAGCCATGCACAAGCGGGGAAAGAAGGCAAGCTGCAAAAAAGGTTTGCAATTGGCCGGGAAGCGTCCCAAGAGGGTGGATACATTCTTTTCACCATGGCTATCAAAAGCACAGGCATGTCAATCAAGAGCACGGGTCAGTCGGAAAAGTCCCACGGGGGCGCGGCGCAGCACGAGCGCCTGGACGACGGCAATCCTCATCCTGCGTTGCAGGCCAACCCGAACGCGCACAATGAGGGCGCGGGGAAGGTGGAGCACAGGGAGTCGGTGCAGGGCGACGGCAGCGCGGAGGTGATTGTGCCCGAGGGTCATTTTGAGGGCAACGACGCGGCGCACGAGCACATCTGCAAGCATCCCTGAAGCCATGAAAAAGCTCACGCCGGTCGCATCCATGGGAGGCGGGATGCAGAACGTGCATCCGGCCAGGAAGAGCCGCGGGGCCGTGGTTGGAGAGAATGTCGTCGTGCGGCACCCGCCGCATGTCGGGGCGCACATGATGGCCCCCACCGAAGGCAATGCGGAGCTGCCGTTTGGCAGCATGGGTCGCACGCCTCCCGGCGGAATTGTCGGGGGACTGGCCCCGTTCCAGTCGGCCAAGGGGGCCGAGATGGGCGACTACCACGTTTGATGAAGCGACCCATTGTAGATGTCCCGGCTCTGCCGGAGTCGGCCAAGTCGAAGATTGTTCCCAACCTTGTCGTGCGGGGGCATGGGCTCGCCTACGGCATCCAAAATTCCTATGCCGACTGGCAGTACGGCATGAGGCGTGCCAGATCGGCGCGTCAGGGCTTGCCCCCGCTGCCAACCAAGAACTGATGCCTCCCTATAAAAAGTGGGTTTCGAAGCGGCAGGAACGCATGGCCAATGCCGGCGGCATGAAGGGATTGTCCAAGAAGGATCTCGCCGGCAAGAACAAATCCAGCAAGGGCGCGTGGCTGCCGGAGTCCGCCAAGAAGAAGTAGGAGTTTCCCCATGGCCGCCGCACGGTCTGATGGGAAAGTTTCCGCTTATGGCCGGCTCTACCCCGCTGGCACGAACCCGCTGGCAATTGAGTTCGACAACTATGTCGAGGTGACGCCCAAGGCCGAAGGTGGCCACGGGGCGGAGTTCCACTTTCGCAAGGCCTTTGGGATGATGTGGCCTAAGTTTGAGTGGAACGACTGGTGCGAACTGATGACCTGGGCGTGGTGCAATTACAAAATCATCACCATCATGGGCCACCAGCGGGCTTCCAAGACGTTCTTTGGGGCGCATCTGGTCTATTTGGACTATTGGGCGAGCGCCAGCAATACGCTCACTTCCATCGCCACCGTCACCTTCGAGGGCCTGAAGCTGCGCATGTGGGGCGATTTGCTTCGGGCGGTCGAGACCTGCACTGTCAACGGACCATTCCGGGTGCGGTCCACCACGAATGAGTGCAAGATTTACCCGATTGAGTTTGAGCACGGGGCGGGCGAGCGGTACCAGATCCACGGGATGAGCGTGTCAAGAACGGCGGATGCCCCCGGGCGCATCCGCGGTGGCCATGCCGACCGGCGCAGGATCGTGCTGGACGAGGCACAGGACATGCCCGACGCCATTGAGGAGGCCTGTGTCAACCCGCTGTCCGCCCCCGACGCCAAGCTCCTCCGGCTCAGCAACCCCGTTGAGCGCGTGAGCAAGTTTGGCGATGCCTGCGAACCCGAGGGCGGATGGTCCAGTGTGGACGAAAGCGACCTCTTCTGGCCCGGCAAGCGCGGCGGGATCGTGCTGCACTTTGATGGGTTGCAGTCACCCAACCTGAAGGCCGGCCGTACCGTGCAGCCCTTCATGCTGACCCAGGAATCCGTGGACATGATCGAGCAGAAGCACGGCCGGGACAGCGTGCAGTTTTGGAGCTTGGTGCGCGGGTGGTTTCCGCCCGATGGAATGGTGTCCAAGATCTTTCCCAATTCCGTCATCGAGCGTGCCAAGCCGACAATTGTTTTTCCATTTCCCACCCAGGGGTGCGCCTCGCTGGACCCTGCCTTTGAGAGCGACAACTGCGTCATGCACTTGGGTCAGATCGGGGCGCAGGTGTTTGGGGAGAAACGCCTCAAGATCAACGGGCAGGAGACGTTGCTCTGCAAGTTTGACGTGGGGCCGGCCGCGGAGCCCAAGGATTATCAGGTCGCCCACTGGGTCATGCGCGAGTGCCGGGCGAGGAACATTTCCCCGAGGTTCTTCATCATGGACATCACTGGCAACGCCCGCGGCGTCTTTGCCATCTTGCAGAAGGAGTGGTCCCGCGATGTGGTGGGAATCGAGTATGGCGGCCCCGCCACCGACCGCAGCCTGCGCGGCGATGACAGCCGCAAGGCGAAGGACAGTTATCTCTACTATGTCAGCGAGTTGTGGTTCCGGGCGAGCGAGTACTGCCGCGAGGGGATGATTGGCGGGCTGGAGAAGCTGGACCCGCGCACCGGGGATGACCTCTCGGCTCGCCGCTATGAGTTGAAGCAGGGCACCAAGGGCCAGCTCTTGCAAGCGGAGACGAAGAAGGACTTTAGGGCGAGGCTGGGACGTTCTCCTGACTTTGGTGATGCCTTTGTGCAGTGGGGTGAACTCCTCCTGCGCAATGGCACCCAGCCGGGCGGCGGGGCGATCCTTGCCATCAAGACTGGGACCATGTGGGACCGGGCGCGGGAGCGGGCCAAGGCCGCTGCGTCCCGCTATAACGAGGCCAATGAATACGCGAGGTTCTGACCATGGCATTACTCAACTACAAGAACCAAACACCTCCCGATGGCTACGCCTACACGCAGGCGGAAACCCAAACACGAATGGAACTGCCCCACAACGGGAACCTGGAGGAACTGGTGGACATGGTGATCTTTCATCGCCAGTGGAAGCACCTCGTCCCCACCGACCGGGATAGCGTTCGGCTGGAGATCGAGCGGCAGATTTGCGCCGCCATGCCCGAGGGGGTCTGCTCCGGCGAACCCGGCGAGCATTACGAACCGTTCAACGATCAGTCGCGCAACCTGTCGCTGATGAAGATTGAGATGTTTTCATCCGCGATGATCGAGTGGATTGGGTCGGGTGCCAAGCTGGTTGAACCCGAGGAAAGCCAGCGCCGCGCCGCCATCTGCCGCGGATGCCAGTTCAACAAGGCCCCCAAATTCTGTTCCTGCTCCCCGTTATGGCTCTTGCTCGACCGGCTCATCCCCAAGGAACGCCGGGAACACGGCCTTTACGTCTGCGGAATTTGCGGTTGTGTCACTGGGATTAAGACCCTGGCCCCTGCAAATGTCTTGATTGAATCCGAAAAAGGGATACAGCATCGCTATCCGGCACATTGTTGGTTGAACCAAATCCTCCATGGCAGCTAAGAAAAAGAGTCCCAAGATCAAAACCAAGGCCATCCGCGAGAGCTTTCTGCCGGAGAGCGTGATCCAGACCCGCGAATCAGGCCAACTGGACCAGCCGTTCGCGGCTACTGCTTGGGCCAATCAGCGCCGGATCTACAACTGTTCGCAGGCTCGGGAACTTTACACGCGGCTCTACTTGGAAAACCAGCTACGTGCTCAGGCCTTCGCCCAGATCAGAAACCAGATTGAGGGCGGCCGTCCCTTCGACCCAGGCGAGTTGCTGCGCAATGGCGAGGGTTGGAGGACCAATTGCAACTTCAACGATGCCCGCGCCGCCTATCGCCGCGTCTCCCGCCCCTACTGGAAGATGGTCCATGAGGTGCCCAGGAAGATTTCCGTTAGTATCCATGTGCCGGATACGGACGTGGACAAGTGGAACGCGGCGTTTGAGACCGCCTTTGACCGCTTCCTCGACGACTGGGGACCGGACTACCTGATGCAGTTCACGGGTTGGAGCGGCGACTACATCATGTACGGCACCGGCCATGCCATGTGGCCCGATGAGCTGACCCCGCGCTATGTGTGGATGCCGGCGGTGCAGATCCTCATGCCGAAGCGAACCAAGGCCAACATCGACAAGTGGGAGCTGTTGTGCCTCAAGCGCGAATTGACCGCAGACGAGCTATTGAGGCACACCGGGCGCGATGAGGATTCGAAGCGCAAGTCCAAGGAGAGCGGCTGGAACCCGGAGATGGTGGACCTGGCCATTCGCATGGCCGCACCCGGGCCGGCGCAGACCCGGTACTTTGATCCGAATTTCTGGCAGGACATGATCGTTTCCAATGACCTTGTGATCGGCGGCGTTTGGCCACCCGTCACGGTTATTGACCTCTGGGCCAAGACCCGCGATTCCGACAAGATCTTCCACTATATCTTCACCGAGAAAAGCGACGTGGGCGACTATCTTTACGAGGCCGAGGAGGGCGTGGGCGAGTTCCGCAAGCTGATGGCCACCGCGCTTTATGACGTGGGCTCGAACGGGCTTTACCATTCCATCAAGGGCTTCGGGGTGATGAACTACTACTATGCCACGGTCATCAACCGGACCAAGTGCCGGCTGGTGGATGCGGCCACGTTCTCCATGGGGATGAACTTTGTGAAGGGGGACAACACCCCGGAGCAGACTCCGCCGGTCGAGAACTACTCGATGCTGAACATTTTCCCCCCGGGGCTCACGCAGTTGCAGTGGTACCCGCAGTTGCAAAACCCCATCGAGCTGCTAGGCGAGCTGGCGCAGAATCAGACCGAGAACAACTTTACCTATAATGAGCCACAAAAAGAAATTGGCGATACCAAGACAGCGCGGCAGGCGGAGATCCTTGCCTCCATCGCAGGCGAAATGTCCACCTCAGACAGTTCCATCTTCCTTTCCCAAGTTGGAACCAACTTCTTCAGCGAGTGCTTCCGTCGTCTGCGAAAAAAGTCCAGTGATCCCGATGCCAAGAAGTTCCGCAAGCGTTGCTTGGCTTTGGGGGTTCCTGAAGAAGTGCTGGACGACGAGGACAAGTTTGAGATTACGGTGAAGACCGGAGCCTCCCCGACCACGAGTTCCCCGGTGGCCCGGGAGAAGATCGGTCAGGACTTGATGCAGGAGATCATGCCGCTGCCGGATTCCAACCGACGCGCCATCCTGGAGTTCCGGGTGGCCAACCTGACGGGGGCTGATGGGGTGAAGCGGTTCCTCCTTCCGATTGGCACCGACTCCGACCCGCGGGCACGCCGCGAAGCCATCATGGAAAATCAAGATCTGGCGGCTGGTGTGCAGCTTCCGGCTGATCCGTCCGATGCCCATGTGGAGCATTGCGATGAGCACCTTAAGCCGCTGGAAATGATCGTCAACGCCGTGCAGCCGGGTGCCCTCAACTCTGGACAACCCGGGCAAGGGATGCAGCCGCAACAGCCTCCGCAGCCGATGACTCCGGGGCACCTGATGGCACTCCAGATGACGCTCCCGCATATTGGGCAACATCTCCAAATGCTCTCTGGCAACGTCTCCCAGAAGGAGCAGTACAAGCAGCTTAATGCCCGGTTCAAGGCTGTCCTGTCCATCACCCAGGGCATCATGGCCCGGCTTTCCCGAGCCCAAGGACAGGCCCAGCAGTCGGGACAACCCCTCCAACCACAGGACGTTCAAAGCGCCCTTAACTCCGCCCAGCAATGAAGAAAGGTGAAAAGCAAGCTCCAAGGATCTTCCACGATCCGCGCCTCCTTTTGACCCCGGACGACAAGGCAGCCTTGAGGACGCTCCTGACGAGCGCCAATTACATCAAATTGTTGCAGGTGGTGGCCGGAATGCGCCCGTCCTCCAACTGTTCGCTGGCCGGATCGGGCAGCCGGGACCAGTTCTCAAATGAACGGGCCGCTGCTCGCCTCAATGAGATGCGCGGATGGGATCTGTACCAGATGGCTATCTTCTCCGTCCTCAGCGACAAGCCGCTGCCTACCATGCTTATCCCCAAAGACTTTCCCGATGAGGGGACTTTCCAACACGAGATCACGCCAAAACTACCGCAATAAATCGCCATGTCAGCCATCACTGCTACGCCTCCTACCCCCGCTCCGCCTGTCAATCTTCCGCCGGCCACGCCGCTCAAGATTTCCAACCCATTGCCCGAAAGCGTCAACATCAAGACCGATCATGGACACGACGCCACCAGTTTCTTTGAGAAGCACCAGGCGGAACAGCGTGCTGCCCAGGCAGCCGCGGCAACTCCGCCAACGGCTCCTGCCGCCCCTGCGGCCACTTCCGCACCGGTCGCGCCCGCGGCACCCGCCAAGGCCGATGAGGGCAGCCTGATTTCCAGGATGATGCCGAAGTCGGCCACTCCTCCGGCTCCGGCAGCGCCCGCCAAGCCCGAAGGCGAGCTGGAAGTCACCCTTGACCCGAAGGCTTCCCCGGCCGCGCATGAGAGCTTCAAACTTATCAAGACACGCGCCGAGGGCTTGCAGTCGCAGTTGATTACTCGGGACAAGGAAGTTGCCCAACTCAGGGCCGAACTGGATGCCGCCAAGAAGGGCGTCGTTGGTCCTGATGCCGAGGAGATTACGAAGCTCAAGGCAGAGCACAAGTCAATGTCCGACCGGCTGATGGTCGTGGACTTGCAGGATCATCCCCGGTTCAAGGCGGAGTTTGTTGATCCTCAGAATGCCGCCCTGGCCGCGGCGCAGGAGATCGCCGGTCCCGAAGCAAAGCTGGGTGGTCTGCTCGCGCTGCCTCGCTCCGAGTTTGGCAAGGCTGTCTCTGAGTTGTCCAAGAACCTGTCCGACTTTGACCGGGTGGACTTTGCTGAGAACATGCGCAAGGCTTACGCGATCAAGCAGCAGGCCAACTCGGCCCTGGCTCATTCCAGGGAAATCTATTCCGGGTTGCGGGCCAAGACCATGCAGGCGCAGAAGCAGGCCTTCGACGCCGTGGTTGATCCCATTTGGACGCAGGTTTCCGAACACCTCATCAAGACGGACGTTCCTGCTGATGCCACGCCGGAGGTGCGGGCGTCCATTGAGCGTTATAATTCCGAACTGGAGTCCATCCGGTCCAATGCCGAGAAGATCGCTACCGGACCCACCGACGAGCGCGGGATTGCTACTTCAGCCCTCAAAGCGGCTGCTTACGATTTCCACATCAACCGAGCCATGCCGCGCCTGCTCGGAGAGGTGCAGGTGCTCATGGATCAATTGGCCGCATCCAAGAAGGAGTTGGCTGAGTTGCGCTCCCGAGCCCCGGGCAGGCAGTTGAGCGGCAGTCCGAATCCCACCGAGGGTGGACCTGACCTTTTCAAGATGAGCCACAGCGAGGCGGCGAACTTTCTCGCCTCCCGCGGCCGTGGCACCGTCTAATCTATCATGCCATCTGGAAGCCAGTTTCGACAGGGTGCGCAATACCTGAACGACCCGCTGCCTAATCTGCCCGGGGCGACCCCGCCGGTTCCTCCGGTGCCGACAGCCTTTGGAGCATCTTATGTTATCAATCTTGTTTCGGTGACGCAAGTGGCGGGTACGGATGCGAGAGCTCTTTGTGCTGTTCCCACCGTTCCGTTGGTCACTGGCACGTTGGTTTATTTCGTGAACGGTGGCATCGCCCAAATGTGGCAATTGCAAGTTTGGATTGCCCAGGCTGGAACCGGGACGGCGCTTCCGAATGACTGGAGTTCGCTAACTAATAATCGAATCTGGGTCCAACTACAATGATCCGAGCTACATGGGGAGACGTGAAGGCGGACATCGCCCGGGTGTGCGGTGCGAGTGGAATGCCAACGACCGATGCACGGGTGATGAACTATGCCAACCTGGGAACCCAGGAGCTGATGAACGCGGGCGATTGGCCGAGCCTAATTGCGTGTCTCCGCTTCCAGATTTCCAGCGGTCGGCTGATTGTTCCGAGCGAGTTCGACCGGATTATTTCGCTTTCGATCAATGGCTATCCGGTGACGATGCAGTCTCCATGGTTTGAATACGTGGGTGAGGGACCGGACATGATTACCTCCAACTGGGGAGTGCCGCCGATCAGCGACACCTCCAGCGTGGACCTGCTCCAGTTCCTGCTCGGCGCATTGGACCGGGAGGAGACGGCCACCTTCGAGGAAATCCCAAGCAACGGCACGACCTATTACCCGATCATCTACGGGACGCAGGACGAGCGCGTGGGCGGTGTGCGCTCTCGTATCATTCTCCAGGGCTATGATGTAAACAATATGTGGATACGCTCCAACGATTCCGCGCTGGGATGGATTGATGGCGTTTCCATCGAAATCAATGGAGATACCGCTCCATACTCTGCCACCACCCTGCAAAGTTTTTCGGCGGTCACGGCCGTTCTGAAGCCGCGCACCAACGGATACGTTACCTTGCAGGTGAGCAACGGCTCGACCCAGACCTACCTCTGTACCTACGCTCCCTATGACACGCGGCCTTTCTACCGGCACTACTGGCTGCCCGGGATTCAGTCTCCTAGTGCCACGCCGCAGCAGAGCTACAATATCCGGGCGCGGGCGAGGAAGCGGTATGTGCCCATCGTATCGGATAATGACCTGCTCATCATTACAAACACCCCGGCTTTGCAGGCGATGATGCAGGGAATCTACTACCGTGAATCAAAGGATCTTCAAAACTATGCAGCGTTCAAGGCGGTGGCCGTGGCGCTGATGCAGGACGAGGCCAAGGCCTACGTGGGCAAGCAGCGGCAGAAGCCGATCATCACGTTTGGCGAGGGCACGGGCGTCCGTCAAGACGGCATGTATATCCTGTGAAACTAGCCGATTATGCTTCACTTGGTCCAACGTCCGGGTTGCAGAACGACCCGAAAAACCTACCGACGATAGGGCAGGGATTGATCTGGAACGGCTCCTGCTGGGTGCCGGGTAATCTGGCTTCATCCGTTTCCGGCACTCCCGTGGCGGTCGGATCATTGCCTTCCGCTGCCACCCTCGGGGCCGGAGCGCGGGCTTTCGTCAACAATGCGCTTGCCCCGACTTTTGGGGCAACGGTAGCGGCAGGCGGTGCGGTTAAAGTGCCGGTTTACAGTGATGGCACCAATTGGAAAGTAGGCTAAAATGATTACCATTCCCATTTCCCCCATCAGCGTTTTCAGGCAGACAGCACCCGCACCTTAAATGGAAACTGACTGGATCAAAGCCGAGCAGGTGGTCCTGAATGACGGAATCAATTCCGGGTTCCGGCCGGACCAGATTGGCAACGCGCAGGCGGCCTGGGGCTACAATATATCGGTACGTAATGGTAAACCCAAGACGAGGGGGTTTTCGCTCGTGCAGCGGGCCACGTTGCCCAAGGGAATTGTGCAGGGCGCTGGCTACTTCAGCTCGGCCGAGGCCTTCGTGGTCTCGATCTGGGGACAACTCTGGCGCATTCTTCCCGTTGGGAACAACGTGGTGGTGGACCAGATTCCGCTGGCCACCCGCAACTCTGCGATTCAGCGACAGGTCTGGATGTGCGAAACGGCCGGCAGCTTTTTGGTGCAGGACGGGGTTTCCGCCGGCATCATCTACGACGGGGCTCATGCGCGTCGGTCGGACATCTTCAACGGAGAATTGCCCGTCGGCACCGCCATGGCCTATGGCAATGGCCGGCTGGCGCTGGTGGTTCAGGACAAGAACGTCAAAGCGGGCGACATTACGACCGGCGTGTTCCAGTCGGAATTACAATTCACGGAGACGACCTATCTCTCCGGCGGTGGGGCGTTCTACTTCCCGCGTGGAGTCAAGGGCTTGGCGTTCCTGCCAGTGAACAACACCGACACGGGATTTGGAAGCCTCATGGTGTTTGGCAGCCGCTTCGTCAATTCGCTCCAGCTCAACATTACCCAGCGGGAACAGTGGGACCAGATCCCGGGGTTCCAGCAGGTGATCCTGCCAAGCGTCGGGGCAGCTTGTCAGAACGCCATTGTCTCCATCAACCAGGATCTTTACTGGCGCGACGGGCGGGGCAATATCTGGAGCCTGCGCAGTAGTCAATGGGACGCACTCTCACCCGGCAATGCGCCGGTCAGCTTTGAAGTAAGCCACATTGTCAGCCACGAGGTTGAAAACCTGCTCCAGTATTCAAGCGGCATCTTCTTCGACAACCGGCTCCTCTTCCTTGCTAGCCCGGTTTACAACCTGTTTGGCGCGGCCTCCTTCAAGAAGATCATCTCGCTAGACGCCATCGCGCTGGCCACGATGCGCGGCAAGGAGCCGCCGGCCTATGACGGAGAGGCGACCGGACTCAATTTCGTTTCCATCTTCTCGGGCGAGATTGACACCATTGACCGCGCCTATTGCATCTCGACGGATTCCGACGGGGAGAACCGACTATGGGAACTGGTGCCTAAATCCACCTGCGACAAATCGCTCATCTCCAACGGGAGCACGGTGGTTTCCACCAACAGCCCGATCACAAGCTATCTGGAATCGCGCCGCTTCGACTTTGGGCAGCCGGGGATGAAGAAGCAAATCAAGCGGCTGGACATCTGGCCCATTACCATTGAAGGGTCTGTCACGATCACCGCCTATTGGCGGGCCGACAACCGCCAGCAGTGGAATTACTGGGATTCGGTGACGGTGGATGCCGAGATGAACAACGCCAATGGCCAGTGGAACACGCTGTCCAGTCAGGAGCGCGGCCGCATCAAGAGCTTCACGGCTCCCGAGGGGGTGGATGTAATCGACCAGCAGCGCCTCGACGTGGGCTACGGTTTCCAAGTCCGGCTTGTGTGGACGGGGAGTGCCTGCATTGACCGGATGCAACTCTATGCCAAGCCGTTGGACGATACAGCGTATTCGGAAATCGGGGACATGGACTCGTCGGCTCTTCAGAATGTGATTGCCAACAACAACATTTCCTACTGTATCCCAGTTGGCGGACTTGGGAGCGCCTACACCGACCAAGCTGGGAACGTCTATACCGACCAGTTCGGCATTCCCTACACGACCCAGCCAACGTAAGCAGTTTCCTGATCCACCATGTCCAGATTTTCCGACGAACCGCTCAAGACGACGCTCTCCGGCAGCGAGCGACTGGCCGCCACTGATCCTTCCACGGGCGATGATGTGGGGATGACCCCGCTCATCATTGCTCAATTTGTGCAGGCCAATCAGACCGTCGCTACCGGGAGCACGCAAGGCGTTGTAACCGGCCCCAGCGGCGACAAGCTCCTGGCCCTTCCCACCAATGCCCAGCTCGTGACGGAGTTTAACCAGCTTTCCGAGGTGGCCATTCCCATCTTCATCGGAACGCCTTCCACCGGCTTCCTTTCCATCTACCAGCACATCCTCGATGTGCCGTGGCAGATTGCGCTCATGGCTTCAGCCTGCGGAGTGGGCAGCACCCTCCTGAGCATTCAGAAGGTGGCCAGCGGGTCCAGTGCCGCGAACATCGCGGGGCTGACCAACATCATGGCGGGTACGACCACGACCATTTCCACCGCCTCGGACACGGTGGCCAATGAGACCCTGAACTATGGCGACCAGCTCGGCATTTCCATTGGCTCGACTTACGGGAGTGCGGCCAATTTCCGCTGTTCAATCAAGGCCATTGCCCAGACGCTCCTATGATCGCAGCCGCCATCATCATCAAAGGCAATCCAGCCGGGGGTGTCGGCGTACCGGGCGGATCAATTCCCTCGGCCTCTTTCATCTGGGTGCCGAGTACACCCATTGCCGGGCAACCGATGGCCCTCATCAACACCTCTCCAATCGGCTTCAATCCAACTTACTCATGGGTTGTGAATGGCGTGCAGATTTCCACGCTGCTAGACCCGACCTATTATCCCGGAGGCAGCTTCTCCTGCACCCTCACCGTGACCAATCCCTACGGCCAGAGTTCTGCCACGCACTTCATCAACGTCAATTCCCATTAACATGCCCGGCCTGAATCTTTATCTTACCCCCGGCACCGTCCCGACCAATGGCGCTCTTCCCGGCACCTTGCAGGCGCTCATAGATGTGGTGGCAGATTACATGGGCATTTCCGGCTCCAGTGCCTTCAACGGGATCAACTTTGGCAGTTCCACTCCGTCGCCTGATAACCAGAATTTGCCATGGTTCAAGACGGATGCCTCGGGTAATCCAGTGGGTCTCTTTTCCTGGAATGGAGTGACTTGGACGGGCATTTCCACGCAGACGCCAGCTTACTCAGGGAATACCAACTATCCGGTCAACCCGACTGTGGGACAGGTGATCTATGACACGGTGGCTGGCGGGTTGGTCTTTTGGAATGGCACGATCTTCACGACAGTGGACGGCATGGTGGGCGATACGAAGGAGGTGCAGGCTACCAGTCTTGCGCAGGCCCTCCTCAATAACCCGGGTTGGGCGCAGGACACCCCTTCCATTGGGCGCGTCGTAGCCGGAGCTGGAGCCGCAACGGGTTCCACGGTGGCGCATTCCTACGGGGCGACATTGGGCGAGGAAAGTCATACGATGCTCCTCAGCGAACTGGTGAGCCACACCCATCCTGAGATCTACGGCACGTCCACGGGCCAGTACCAAAATGGCAGTCAGGCCACTGGGGTTTATCCAGCCATTACTCCGGGAAGCACCACGACCCCATTGGCGGCCACGTCTGCGACGGGTGGAGGACTACCATTTAATGTATGTCAACCAACGATTTACTATTGGAGGTTGACCAAAACCCAATGATTGCTGACCTTCAGGTAATCGGCGGCAACGCCATCGCGGATCAACTTGAGGAGCGCCTCTTGGCGGCTCCGGTGCCGGGGATGCGCACAATCACCGCGGACGACTTGCCAGCGGAACACTTCTTTGCGCCGGGATTGTACGCTCGCAGCCTATTCCGTCCGGCAGGTACGCTCATTGTGGGCCATGCGCACCGCCATTCCCATCTAGCCATCGTCCTCCATGGCCGCCTCCGTGTGCTTGTGGACGGCAAGGTCCGCGAGATTGTCGGACCATCGAAACCGTTCCTGACCGAAGGCGGCGTGCGCAAGGCCACCTTCGCCATGGAGGACACCACGCTCATTACCTTCCACCCGACGGACAAAAC